TGCTCCCAGACTTCTTGGGCATAGATGACGCTTTCAATAATTTGTGCCGCGCCGTTCAAGGTGTTCATTTTGTCCTTTAAGATTGCAATCTCTTCTCTGCATTTCTTCAATCGTTCGCGAAGACGTTCATTCGGTAGCGGCAATTGCACCGAGGGTTCATAGCCGTAGCTGTATCGAGACTTGAGCAGGGCTGAAGAATGTGGCAAATGCACATGAATGCCCTTGGCGTGCGCCACACCCAACCAGAATTCCGCGCAAGGCTTCTGGTAGCTCCACTCATCACCGACCACCAAATCAATACCGTACAGGCCAATCTCCTCAAAGCCTTCATAAATGGCCAAGGCAATCATCTCGGCAATGCTACTGGTAAGGTATTCAATGCCGAACTCTTTGACAATCGCATCCTTGGGGTACTGCACGCTTGTCGGAATTTCAGGAATGCGCGTAGACATATAGACGGGAATGGGCAGCGTCTTGAGGAAGGTTTCATAATCAGTTCCTTCCACCACATGCTCATTCCAGTTGTAATGAATTTCAAACCACCGATCAGCCCGAGGAATCCACCGATTCAACTGGTTCAATCCCCAAATCTCACAATCAGGATCATTGTAGGGAGCCAGATGTCTGGTTGAGGCCGCATAGCCCACCAATGCGACCCTCTTTCGTCGTGGAGCCACCTCGACAATGCCGAGATCGGCGTTCACGATAACAGGATGCGCCCCACACGGGTGCTGCCAATTGCAATGGTTTTGCAAGCCGTCTGGCTCTTCCGTATGCGGCGGCACATCCACCGTTTGCTCATGTGAGAGATTGAGAATATTCTCCGTTTCAAGCTGATCCATCATGATCCTTTCCGGCCTTTCCTTCGGCCATAATCCTTGTTCCTGACTGTATCCGCAACCACCATAGTATGGTGAGCAGGGGCCTCCATCGACTTTGTGGGTCGTGACGGCTCCACCCGCTCACCAATACCTTGAGCTACTGCCCATTCCTCATGCGGCCCTGAGTAGAGTTCGCCTTTGTGATACAGCGACCCACCCCGAACCGACATTTTTTCCAATAACCGAATCATACGAATATCCCTTACGTCGAAGTGGACGTGGTTTCCGTGAGGGTCGTGGGTCGTTCATCCGGCGCTAACAACGCCAAACCCAAAACCGTCTTGATGACGTTGGCATCAGCCGTGGAGGTTGTCACCCCAGGGAACGCAATTGTTCCAGCTGGCCGCAAGTACCGTTTGGCACCCGTTAAGGCGTAGGGGCTGTCGGCAGAATAGATCCGCTGTTGCCCTGTAGACCAACCAGCCATCGGCGTGGTTTCGGCTGAGGTTTGGAAAACCAAATCACGCGGGGCTTGCCCCGTCGAAAAATCTGCCATATCCCCACCGCCAGAACTGTCGCCATGCTGCAACTTGATGGATACCGTTAATTGCTTGTCCGCAAAGGTGGTTCCCCAGCCCTTGCCGGAAATAAACGGAAGGACGGCTTGGTGGATATGTTGGAATTGCAGCCGGTCGATGACATCCCCAGTAATGAGGGTCCCTTGGGTCGCGTCAATGGTGGCGCAATCCCCTAACCGCACTTGCTCTTTGGAAAGAATGACAATCGGCGCTTCACGAGTAAACATAGTTGGCTCCTTTATGGGGGCCGCCCGAAGACGGCCCCGTTATACTAAGAATGGATATCATGTGATGGGGTTAGTTGCCCCATCCAACTCCGGTTAAGACAGCTACACTTTCACCGCGTCGCATAAGAAAATCATGCTCCACAATGACACGAATAACCGTTTGATCTTTCGAGAAAGCCGCCACGACTGAACTGCCATCGTAGTAGGCCGCCACGGACGAACTATCGACCCGTGGTGACAGCGACTCACCGACAATAGCATCAGCCATATCAACCAAATACAATTCGCTTTCGTTGGCCGAACTGCCCAGGTTGCCTGGAATGGTTGTCGTGACCGCAAACGGCCAGCCCCACAAGGTTAGACGATTCACCATTTCATCACGGAACACAAAAAACCCGTTCGTGTTGGTCTCCGTCACCAAATAGTTCCACACTTTGGGATTCATCAACCAGGCCGGACGCGTCATTGGCACATCGCTATTCATGAGGGCCAACACCATCTTGCCAAGATCCAACGTCGTATTGGCCACACTCACCGAGGCCGCTGCCGCAAAGCTATTGGCTGGCGCGGCCCAATTCAAAATGCCTTTAGGCGTCCCGTCAATGCCATTATCACGGATAAAGGCTTGGTTTTCCCGAGCCGCCGACCCGCGTAACATATCATCCCGCACAATGCCATCAGCCCCAGGCGATGAAAACCGCAGCAAATCGTTAGAAACTGGAACCAGGTTCGTGAGTTTCTTGAAGATCAACCGCAACATCCCCGTCTTGACTTGGCTCGGCGTGATATTTTCCGACTCACCCTGGTAGTAGGCCGTTGAGCCAGAGGTGATTTTAGGAATTTCGTAATTCCCTGAAGGCATCGGAATGACGTTGGCCCCTAAGCGCCGAATCACCGACAGGGGCTTCAACAGTTCAACATAGTCTGAGCTCACATCAGGCGGGACCAAGTATCCACCTAACTCAGGGTTGGACGCCATCATGGCATCAGCTTTTTGCACCATGTCTTGGCCAGCCTTTTGAATGTCATGATCGCCCCATTTGCCGAGGATATGGAGACATTTTTCAATGTCGTTGTTGGCCACCACCATGGCTCGCGCCCATCGCGCCATCGCATGCCCTTTTTCCCGCTTAATCTCAAGCTTGGGCGGCTCTTGCGCTTGCGCCTTCTTCAACCACGCCGGATAGCCGCTTTCGGTATCTTGGGCATGTTTTTCAAAAGATTGCTTCATAGATTCTTCAATCTTTTCCGCCACAATCCTTCCGCACGTATCTTCAATCAACGGTTGAACCGTCTTGAGGATATGATCCTTGAGTTCGGTTTCTTTAAGCTTCACTGTCTCAGCCATAATAGTCTCCTTGTTAATCAAGTCGCCCGAGGGTGCGCCGCATCGCTTGCTTCACGAGGGCGTCCACAGGGACATGGGATAAACTTTTGGTAATGCTGTCCTGTAATCCAGCCGTGACTCCGGCCATAATGCGTTCCATCGATCCATGGTCATCAAGTTCAAGCTCCACGCAACAACCATCCTCTTGTATTAATTCCAAGACCACGCCTTCATCCTCTGCCGCGACCACCGTCGGCACTGGCTCTGGATCTTCCTCAGAAGATACTTCAGCCTCAACTGGCGGGACTGTTTCATGCGATGGGCTTTCCTCGCTATCGGGAGATTCCTCGTTGGGTGGTTCATCCTCATGATCCTTTTGAGGGTCGTCTGTGGGTTGATCGTCTTGAGCTGAAGGAATAATCCCCCCGCTCGAGGATTCCTTGAAGAACGTCCCCTTGCTCTCCATCAAATCAAGATCAACAAAAATCATTTTTTTGTTTAGCTTCTTAATGTTGTCAGAGACAAACTTCAACCAGGTAGCATCGTAGGTTTCTTCATCTTCCATTAAGCCCTTCTGAAGAAAGCAGACCTTCTCCGCCCATTCCACCATGGGATTGATATCAATCCCCGCATGTTTCGCCTGAACAATGGCTTCAGGATTTGAAGGAATGCCGACGACTGAAAACTCCATCAACTCTTGCTTTTTGAAGTCGAACCCGCCGCGCTTTTCGTTCCACATGGTTTCTTCCCCACGAAAGCCCACTGAAGTGCTTTTCAGGAAATCTTCGCGGATCATCTCTTCAATCATGCCTGCAAAGGGATAAATCTCTTTGGAGACAAATTTGGCCGAGGCGACGAGCTCCCCGTCCTTCACCCCGATCTTGGGCGAACGACCAATCGGCGGCATTGAATAATCATGCCCCCACATGATGACCGGATTTTTCTTGTAGTTCTTCAGGTTCCAGCCGGTGGGGTCAATGGTATCGTTGTCTCGATCCACCGCACCTGTGGAGATGGTGAAGACAATGTTTCCGTTCTGCGCTTCAGGGACCTTAATGGTGCATCCCATGGACGGATCAAAGTATTTATAAAAGGGGTCAACGGTTGCCCCTTGTGATTCTTGGAAATGTTTTAAGGCGGTAGCGCGGTCAACAAATGTCGGCATAAGCGAGGCTCCTTGGCATAAAAAAATCCGGCCCCTTCAATTCAATGAAAGAGCCGGATTACATCTGACCGGAATGCAGCAAGACTGTCAGGGCGAATTATTTAACGGCCATCATACTCCCGTTCTCCAATATAATGATCAACCCCCAATTGTAAATGGATCTTTTTCGGCCTGGCTTGTGTGGCTTTAAATGAAAGATCAAGCTTCATGGTGGTCAAGTTCAACAATTCAAGCTCAGCCGCATTTTTGCGGAGCATTCGTTGTATTTCTTGTATGATAACCTCAACTTGCCCTTGCATCAAGCTCCTGGGAGGGTTGGCCCCTTACGCCGCACTTTCGCTTTCTGCTGTTTAGGGGCGATTCGGTTCCATAATACCACCGGATCTTGGATATTGCCACAATTGACGCATTGCTGGCTTTCTTCATAATTTTCCAAAAACGCCTCCACATCATACAGGATAATGGATACCAATAACCCCGCACACCGCGCACATTGCTGATCGGTTGACGTCATATCATGCAGAAACGGGTTTATCTCGGTCATTGATCTGAATTAAAATATTCAGCAACTCCCAGCTTCGCACATGACTCCATTGATAATACTCCCACCCGTCGGCGGCATATTGCCGTAACGTTCCAAATCCCTCAGCT